ATAGACTACTCAGAACAAGATGTCAGCAACTACCAACTACAAGACAACAAGGCGATGTAAACGTGGGAAGTTGTCATTGAGGTTATTCACCGCTTCCGAGTTGGACAAACAGCTGGAGACTATTTAACACAGAGCTGGTTTACACCGCTTTGGAAAAGCGTCCGAGCCTAAGCTATTCATCCAACACAGAACGCTCTGTCCACCGCTTTCCGCCAAGCAAGCAAGGCAAGACTCCGCCCGGGTAGTCGGTTGGTCGGTTGATCGGTTGGTTCTAAAGCCCTCATGCCATGAGAGTGTGGGAGGAAAAATTCAATGACAGAAAAAGCGTTTTGAACCAATGCCAGAGGGTAAGACGGGAGATTTTAGGTTGTAGCTAAAAAAAATTTATAAAAAATTCTTGACAAAAATTTTAGATTGTGCTATATTAAGGCCGTGGTGCACCATGCGCTGGACGAAAACGAAATCAACAGACAAAACAATGAGAGCAATCTACGAAATCGCTAATGACATCAACGCCGCTTGGAAGAATCCCAAATATGGCGCGGTGCCTTACTTGAGGGCAATGGCGGAGTTGAAAGATAAAAACTCCATGTATGGGCAAGACTCCGCAAAAAACATTGTGGTTTCCTTTTTGTCGAACGCGCATGGATTTCGCGGACCAAAAGCAAAAGCTCTCAAGAGCGAGTTAAGAGAGCATTTTTTGCCTGTGAAGTCTGTTAAAGAAATTGTGAATGAGACGGTGAAATATTACCGAACACATCCTATGGGAATTATTGGTGATAAGTGTAAATATTTTATCGAAGAAACTGGAGCTATGTGTGCAGTAGGTCGTTGTTTAGAGCAACCGGAACTGTTTAAAAATCAAAACGGTTGTGTGTTGTTTTTGGTTCAATTTGATTGCCTTGATTCAAAACTTAAACCAGAATATCGCGGACACAATATTAATTTTTGGAAACATCTTCAATGTTTACATGACACTTCCAATTATTGGACAGGTAGAACTCCAAATAGTCTTACTCTAGATGGGTTGAATTATAAAAACTGGATTATTTCCGAATTCAGTGCAGATTAACCTTCAATGTTTACACGACAACTTTATTTTGGACCGAAACGGAATTCTATGAAAGCGCTTACAGCAGCAAGTAAAAATACCCTCTACCAAGAGGCAATCAAAATCGACAGGAACCCAATCTCCGCTGGGGATTGTGTGATATTTCAACGAGCCGTTGGTCAACGACTTGTGATCTTCGAAGATGGAAAGGTCCAAGTTTGGAAGGAAAACGAACTCTCAACGGTGGAGGATTTCTTTCGCCAGGAACTCACGCTTGCTAAACGTGTCAAACCGAATGTTCCACGGAAGCACAATGTTTCTACCGAACGCATCGAGCAAATCTTAAAAGAATTAGAAGGAAATTGAGCAGTGAGCTTGTCGCCTTACCATTGCAAAGATTGTTTTTATTTTAGAAGGCGTTTATCTCAAGCTGAAGGCGAATGCCATCGTTATCCGCCAACAGTTCATCTCATTGCTCCACCTCAATACGACCGTTTTGCTGTTGAACCTTATAACGTTTTACCGATAGTTTCAATTTATAGCTACTGCGGAGAATTTCTCGACGACACCTTAACCAAATCAACCAAATGAGCCACGACATTTCATTCTTCAAAGGTCCACTCACGGACAAAGAAATTCAGTCTTACATCTTGGAAGGCCACTACGGGAAAGAACGCCTTGTAAAAGAGCTGATCTCCTGCAACGCCGGCATTTTTCAAAATGCCCTTCAAGGTAAATACGGAACGAACTGCCTTCACCTTGCACGTGGTGTCCGAGAGAACGGTCAACGCCGCAAAGCACGAATGACCAAAGCAAGACAAAGCAAACCAACAAAACTAGTCATCATCGACGAAGCTCGCATTCAAGCGATTTTAGACGAACTCGAACTTAACAAACCATGTTGAACATAGATCTTTTACTAGCTGCTTTCACAAGAGAAGATCTCTTGCAGCTTTTACAAGAAAAAATCAGAACTTCAAAAGAAGATTTCATCATTGTTATTGTTGTCAAGAACAATAAAGAGTCCTACGCCATTTCACAGCAATCCACAAAAACAGAAGCTTCAATTATCAAACAACTTCATGCTCATTATAAACAGCTTGAACAACAAACCAAATCAAACCTCTCATGAACCGCAGACTGGTAAAAATCCATGTTGGTGCAGCAATGTTTCGTCAAGTTGACAACTCAGCCTCAATCGAACTTGCGCTACGGACACCCGCAATTTTTGGCCCACAAGAAACAACAGTTCTTCACCTCCCGGTTTGGGTTACGCTCGAACCTAACGAACCTTGGAACTTTTCCCTTCTTACTCTTAACCCACACATTGCCATTCGTCGAAGTCTCTCCGCTTCCCCGCTGATCTTCGACCAACGCAACACTGGCTCAGACGAAGAACTCTTCGTTCACATATATAACTCTAGCCCTAAAACAGTTTTCATTGACGCAGGAACGTTTTTCTTACTCCTCACACCCTTTTTTGGAAACAGCTACGATCTTGTGAGAGATCACAACCTAAACACAACAAACTAACATGCATGCAGTAATCATCACCGGAAAACACCTCAACGGCCAACAACTATATTTAACTTTCACCCCTTACGATTGGGACATCAAAGCCACTTTTGGCAAAGACATCGAATTTCGTGAGTTAACACAAGAACAATTCAATTTGTTTTGTGAAGAACATAAGATTGTTCCTGATTTTAAACTTGATCCAAACAAAGAATTGCTCCAAAGCGTCAACCCACCAACCGAACTCCTTAACTCCAACGGCAAAATAATTTTGACCTTCCCGGTAACAACGTCTGAATCTACAAAAGTCCCCACAACAGAGCAAATCGAATTGCCCTAAACCAAACTTCTCATTAAATTTTCTAGTAATTTCAGAAAAAATTTTCTTGCTACTGAGCACGCCTTATATTACCGTGCTCTTCTAGCTTGAAAGCACAAGCAAAAACAAAACATCAAACATCATATTAGCATGTCAACAAAAAACAAACCATCCAACGCTTCTCCAAACTCACGCATTTACGTGAACAAAGTCTTCGGTTTCGATCTCTCAATCACAGTGCCAGCCACTGTCGAAGAAATCGCCCGAATCCTTGGTGACATGGAAGAAGTATGGAAGACTTCAGTCCAAACCCTCCTCTACCGTCGCTGGAACCCTGAGTTCCGTGAACGTTTCTGCGAACGCTTGGAAGAAGTCACCGGTGTCAAACGTCCACAAGCCAAAGACGGCAACGGCAACTTGCTGTTCCTGCCCGCGGCCAAAGACTCCGAAGAACGCGAACCCAAGCTCGTCACGGAGCAAGTCTTCCTCAACCAATGCATCAGCGATGGTTTGATTGACTCCTTCGCTGCTGAGCAACTCGCTCGTGAAATCGCTGCCGACATCCCGGTGGACTTCACCCCTCGCACTCGCGAACTCAAGCCCAGTCCGCAGAACAAAAAGGACGCTCAAATGTTCTACAACCTTTTCGACTCCGGCGCGAAAGACCCCAACGACTTCCGCAAATCCTGGGAAGTCAAAAACAACCAACCTTTCCCTGGCGACCCGATGAACATCGACGACCTTGCGAAAGCCTTCCGCATCTGGGAAGAAACCATGAAGCGCACTGCCGCTTCTGCGTTCTAACCCTTTAACGACGGATTGTCTGCCGTCGTTTCGAGTGGTGGGAGGTTTCCTCGTAGTTTTACTCCCACCACTCACCCTCTCCAAGTAAGTCCGGTGACGGGTGAGCATTCTATCAATCGCAGGGGTGCGGTACGCATGGCTCACTTAGAGGTTCGACTCCTCTTTACTTGTTTTATGCCTAGACGTCCAAACTATCCAACACCAGAATCCGAACCACGCTTCTCCCAACGTGCCTTCCGCATCTTCGAACCCTTCGCCCTCGCAGCTATCAACTCCTTCCCCATCCCATACAAAATCGACCCAGCATCCGTCAACCTCTCCTCCACCACCTTCGAATGCCGCTTCCGCGATGCACTTCGCACCTACTGCAACCCGCGATGTTCCTGGACCTCTTCCCTCGACCGCTCTCGCCTTTCCTCCATCTTCATGTTCCTAGGCTCCACTGACCCTGGCGCCTACCACGTCTTCTCCGTCAACGGTTTCATCCACTTCTCTCGTCGCACCGCCTCCCTCCCTGAAACCCAACTCCTTTCTCTCACCCCTTCTCTCCCCTCTGACTCCATCATCGAAACCCGCCACTGCCCTGAAGTCCTTACTGCCTTCTGCATCCTCATTTCCCACAATTACCTATCAACCCCTATCCAGTTAAGAGCCTCACAAGATGAGATAGTGCAAGCGGAAAACCTTTATCCAACAATCGCCTTTTTATCCGAAGGTGATTGTCTTTACACGCTAATGTGAAAAATCCATATGCTAAAATCACACCAACAAGAACAGTTGTCGCGAAAGTTGGAGAAGCGGATTATAACTCTGTTTATCTTCGCTCACCCCTGCACGGTTTTCAAGACCGACTGCTATCAAACTTATTCAAAAAATTCATTGACTTGACTAAAAATGAACTCCAAGGACAACCAATCAGCGACCCCGTCAGCGAAGCAAATCGCCTTGCCAGTCTCGTTGAGAGACTTACCATTGATTGATTTGTTGACATTCGATGTTAATACAGCGACCCCAGAGCAACTTGTTGAAGTTCGCAAAGGGTTGCAAAACTTCGGCGCTTCCGCGGTCAACCGCAGAGTGCAAACGAAGAAAGAAAGCGATCAACTTGAAGGGAAGTTTTCTGACGCCGCTGCAGCGTTTCTATGATTGAACTCTTTCCTGGACTGGGAATGTGGATCTACGTCTCAGTTGTGTTTTATTTTGAAGTTCGAAGGATTTCTTTCGACTTTGCGGTGAACCGACACCGCGGTGTAAAAAAATATTTAGCACCGGGAAGTGAGGCAGTGGGTTGGACACTGTAGCTTGCTTCTAATCATCGGTTTGAATGAGCACAAAGTTGCCCGCTGGCTGATCACCAGCGGTGCAACAACTTTTTGTGACGCAACTGGTGTTGTTTTATTTTGAAGTTCGATTCTTCACGTTACATTTTCTATGAAAAAGTCACCACGCCGTAGTGCTCTTACTAACGTTCTTACTGTTAAACGCCTTCTTATTTTCTTTACTCTCTTCCTTGTCTTTCACATCATCGCTTTCTCTTTACTTCTCTATGGACTCTTCCATCTTGAATACCCAACGATTGAATACGTTACCCCACCCGCAACCTCAAACACAGATATCTCAGAACCGAACCTTCCTCACACCAAACCCGGACACGCCTGGGTCAACGAAAGACAGCGGTGGTGAAGTTCACCAAATTTTCACACATATGCCGCCGCTGCATTAACCGGCTTGTTATCTAATTCAGTAATTGTAACGGGTATTGGTGCTTGTTATGAAAAAGAAATTATCCCAACAAAACTTGTCATTGCCGCAATATCCTACAGTGTCTTAATGTGCAATGAACATCAAAATCAAATAGCAGCTTCTGAAACTAAACACGAACAAAAAACGTAAACGCCGTGAAGCAAAACTCCTCGAACTAGAACTAACATGATCTACGATCCCGTCCACCGCTTTCTCTTTCTCAAAAACGGTCGAGCGGGATCTACCTCCGCGGAACTCTTTCTCTCTCAGTTTTGTTCCACTTCCGCCATCATCACTCACAACATCGAAGGTCCTAACTACGCGCTTCTTGCAAAAGGTCAAAACTACTGGTGCCCAATCTCCCTTCCCGGCGGTCACCCCATCCGTTATCACTTTGACCCACACGAGCCCTACTGGCGTCTTCGTCGCTGTATTCCGTCCATCGAAAAACTCACCATCTTCACAACTTTCCGCCCTCCCGTTCCCCGTGTTTGCTCTTGGTTCCACTGGCTAAAAACCTACGGCGAATACACCGCAGATTTTGACCACTTTCTCTTCTCCGACATCTACCTTTGGGAAAACCTCTCTCTCTTCCGGGAACTCTCCTCTGCACAAATCGAACAACTAAAACACCTCTCCCCTTTAGTTCCTTTCCGTGAGCACTCTTTCTACCGCGCACTTCGAACAATCTTCCCCCGTCACCCAGTAGAAATCAAAACTCCTTTAGATTACACAATCCATCGCACACCAAACACCGAAGACCTAAACCTAACTCGCGCACACGTAAACCAAATCGCTAAACACTGTTTCGAAGCAACTCTATGAACCCGATTAACCTATCCTCCATCCCGCCAACCAACACATCTAAATCCACCGGACCGCTCCGCCCGCTCCTCCAACCCACCTCAACCTCAGGTGAATTCGTTCTTCAAATCGACAACTCCTCGATGGAACTTTTCACCACTTGTCCACGAAAGTCCCTTTTCGCTTACGTCCTACGACGCACACTTCACCCTAAATCCGCTCTTAAATACGGCTCTGCAATCCACTCCGCACTTGAATTCTACTACAAACACAAAGACCAACACGCCAACGAAGAAGACCTTTTCCAACATCTAAAAGAAATCGTCGAAGACGATTACCAAAACGAACTCCTCGACCCCTCCGAATGGCGTACTCCCACTCAAGCGCAGAAAACCCTTCAGCTTTACATCAACAAATGGCGAACCGACCACCTTCGTCTCCTAGACCTTAACGGTTCCCCAGCAGTCGAACTCCCATTTTCCCTTCCTCTTTGCACACTAGAATACGACTCTGCCTTTCTGCAACCCATTGACTCCATCCCTCCCGAAGACTACTTCACCCGCATTTTCGGCACACCCCTCACACAAGAAATCTCCCGTATTTATGTTTTCTGGACAGGAAAAATTGACCTCCTCGTCCGAGAATCCACCGACAACTGGGTTGTTGACCACAAAACCACTTCCATCATCGGCGAAGCTTACTGGAAACAATACGAGCTTTCCACTCCCGCTATTGGTTATGTCTGGGCCGCAGAGCAACTAACCCATCTCCAGTTCTCCGGTCTCTGGATCAACGCTATCATCGGCCGTCGTCCTACCGCCACCGGTCGTGCAATAGAATTCGAACGCCGTCGTTTTCTTTACCCACGACATCGCATCGACGAATTCTCCTCCGTTGTCTCCCGTACCATCGCCGACTTCATCGACAACCTCATTCGCGGTGACTTCCCACCTTACTTCAAATGGTGCGTCTCTCAATACGGCGCTTGCCCTTACCACGAAATCTGTTCCCTTAAACCCTCTTCTCGCATTCCAGCTCTCTTCTCCTCACCCTTCCAAAATAACACCTGGTCCCCACTAGACTAATGCAATCCTCATCCGCTCTCACCCTCTCCATCCCACAATCCGTTCTCCTTATCGGTGAACCCGGCACAGGCAAAACCACTCTTTCCATCCAATTCCCACGCCCTTTCATCCTAGATGTCGACTCCAATCTCACTGGTCCCACCCGTTACCTCTCCCAATCCGGAACCAAACCCAACTTCTTCTACGCCTCCGTTCTCTCCGCTTCTGAAACCGAGCTTAAAGCTATTGGCGTCAAAGATCTCTCATCCTTCACCCATAATAACAATCTATACACCGTGCCACGAGAATGGAGATACCGACTTGCCGCTTTCCACCTTGACGCTGCCGTCGCATCTCCCGACGTTGACACTATCATCATTTCTTCATGGACGACTTTCGACTCAGTCATTAAAGACGAAGTTCGTCGCCAATTTTCTCTCCCTTTCGATCGCGATGTTGGTAAAATTACTCGCACTGTCGACAAGCGCCCTGACAAAGATGGGTTTGCGCTATGGGACGGATATCTCTCCTTATCCAAAAACCTCATCATCGAACTAAAAGCCTCAGGCAAACGCCTCGTCGTCGAAGTCCACATCAAACGTGAAAAACACAACGACTCACTCATCGAAACCATCGCTATCCCAGGACAACTCGGAGACACAATCTCCGGCTACTTCGAAGAAGTCTGGAAACTCGAAACCTCCAACGAACTCAAAGGCGGTGTCCTTACGCCAAAGCGCATCGTCCGCACACAACCCAACCCAGACCAACTTGCGCTTGGGCTTAAATCGGCCGGACAACTTCCCCGGACACTAACTCTCTCACCAGATGAGCTATTTAAAGTCTTCAAAGCATGACTTGTAAATTTACTTTTGATTCCTTGCGTGCGTTAGAAGCGCGTTTGGAGAAAGCTAACGCCCCAAACCCAAGGAGGTTGTTAGCAGAAGCCGGGCAAGTTTCCTTGGATTGTTTACGCAATTACATGAATGGAGTTTGTTCTGTTTCGTTAGATCGCTATCGTTGTATGGAAATTGCGGTGCGTTTGGTGGAAGAGGGTAAACTTCCAACTTTGTTGCGAGATAAACCACCAGAACTAAAACTACCGAGATTCATACATGCGATTTATTCCAAAAGAAAAGGAGTTCGTTATCTTTTGGGATTCCGTGCTGCGGTGAATAATGAAACAAACCAATTGGATTCAAAAAGCTTTACAATTCAACGCTACGGTGGTTATGATGAGGCTCTTGCGGCAGCAGTGCGTTACGTAGAAAGAGAACTCGGAAAGAATTTTGATTTGCCTCCAAAGTTTATCTATGCCAACTATCAAAAGCATGTAAAAGTAAGAGAAAATCTCTCTGGTTATCGTGCCGCAAAGAAAAATTGTTTTGACCGTTACTTTTCTGTTAAAGATTACGGTGGGCAAGAGAAGGCTTACCAAGCCGCGGTTGAATTTGTGAAATCCCAACTACAATGAAAAAGTTCGTCTACTTCGAAGGAGGTCTTGGTGACCTGATAAACAATTTTTATGCGACTGATCAGTACGACTTTCTCCAATCTGAAGAAGTTGAAACTGGAGTAGGAATTGTTCTTGCTTGTCACTCTCCTTTTGCACATGAGTTCTTTTCTTATTCGAAATTTGCTCATCATTATGACATTCGGCTTGCTGGCCATCATTTTGCGTTTGCACAACATATGAAGTTTGATGCAATGCAAAGAAAAGAGCATATTTGCGAAGCAGCTGGAGTGCATTTTGAGTTTTTACGTCGAGTTCGTTCAAGAGCATCTTCTGCTCCAATTGAACTTCCTAATCTTGGGACAATTCCAATTGTGAATAAAGAGTTGCACAACATCCTTATCGTTCTCGATGCTGCGATTGATTGGAAGTCAATTCCGTTTCACATCTTCTATGATGTTATTCTAGGCTATATCCGTGATAACCCAGACAAGCAATTCTACTTAATTTCCCGAAGATATCGAAAACTGTTCAAAGACGACGCACATTGGTTCGGATTTAATCCAGACAAGATTCCTTACTTTTTCAATCTGAACATTGTTTCTCCCACCGTGCCGGATACTTTATCTCTTGCACGTCAATGTGATCTTATTATCACACCGCATTCTTGCCTTGCACAGTTTGCCGCACATGAAAACCTCCCTTGTATTGTTGCATACCCACAAGGCTGGAATGAGTTCCAATTGCCTAAGTACGGCAACGGACACACAAAGCATTTTGGGAAACCAAACTTCCAACTCCTTCCCTTCTCCCTTTTCCAAAAAGAGACCTTCTCTGAAGCAATTTCAAAAGGGTTAACCAAACCTTTTTGACTAAACACAACAACAAAAAACAAAAATAACATTAAACATGAACTTGAATATTGACCTCAAAACCGTCGACACGTCTATGCCAAAGCTTGTCGATGGAGATTATCTTTTCTCCATTGTGCAAACTGAAGTTCTTCCTTCGAAGATCGACCCAAGTAACCGTAACCTTGTCGTTCAGTTTTCTTTAGAAGAAGACGGTGAGACTAAGGATGGAGTTAAAGTCCGCAAGGGATTTAAAATGCGGAAATACTTCCCACTTCAACAATCTCCAAAGCCAGATGCGCCGGATTTTCGACGCGATATCGCAATTTTGTTTGATTGTGCGTTCAACTTGGAAGATGTCACGGATCGACCAGTGATTTCGACCTACGATGACTTCAAGTTGCTTCACGGTAAACAGCTTAAGCTGCGCATCGCTACGGTGAACTCCGAAGAATACGGAGAACAAAACGAGATCAAGCGGATGCTTGTTGCTGACTGAGACCTCACCTACGGCCATGTAGTTTCCCTTGCACGGGTGATGAGCCCGCCCGTGCATAACTTCTCTTCTTTTTATGACTTTACTTGGAACTTTCGAAACTAACATTGCGGGAACAAACTTCCGTAACATCCCTGATGACAACTCCGTAATGGAGTACGACCTTGTTGATCTCGTTCCAGAACCAGATAACAAGTACGACTCCAATGCGGTTAAAGTCGTCACCCAACGAACTGGCACCTTCGTCGGTTACATCCCAAAGAACTCTACCAACTTCTTCCTTAACACAAACTTAGCTTTCGAGTGCTCACTCGGCGCTTGTACCATCAAGAACAACAAAGTTCTTTACATCAAACTCAACGTTAACGCTTTCTTGAAATAATGACTCCTTCATCGCTTCCTACCATGCCAAAAGCGCATGGACTAATCTCTGTTGACGACATCATCATCCCAGACAGAATTCGCTCTGAAGATACCGCGGAAACCAAAGTTAACATCAAACAGCTTCACGAATCCATCGGCCGCATTGGGTTGATTCAACCGATTGTATTGGAAGATGATGAAAAAACGCTGGTCGCCGGGTGGTGTCGCCTGTCGGCTTGCAAACTCTTAGGCTACACAGAGGTTGCTTACTGTGTTCGTAGTGAGCTTACCCCAGCGGAAAAAGTCATCGCAGAATTTGAAGAAAACACTCACCGAGGTGAGATGTCTTGGCAGGATCAAGTTTGCGCTATCGCAAAAATCCACGAAATGCTCAAAGCCGAACACAAAGGCAGAAATGAAAACTGGGATCAGAAAGCAACTGGCCGAGTGTTAAAGCAATCCTCCGGTCGGGTGTCTTACTGCCTTGTTCTTGCACGCGCAATTAAAACCGGCAATACTTACGTTAGCAAATCTACCAACGTCTCAGAAGCACTTGCCCGCTTAGCAGAACAAAAAGCCGCAGAAATCGACCAACGCCAAGCAGAACTTGGGCCAGCTGCGATGTCTACTGTGCCACTCCGTAAACGTGACGCAGGGACATCCGGTTTTGTCACTTCAGGGAGTTCTTCTGTTCTTCCTTCAGTTTCCTTCAAACAAGAGTCAACTTCTCCAACTTCTGAAGATCCTCTAGATTTTCCAGACGAATCTCTTGAGCCCGAAGACGTTGATGTATCTTTCGCTATCAATGCTAACATCACCGTTCCTTTAAAAGAACTCTGCCTCAACGGCAAAATGGAAGAAGTTTGTGAAGTTTTCCCTAACAACGTTTTCGACCTTATCTTCACAGACATCCCCTACGGAATTTCTATTGATAAAATGGGCTCTTCCATGAACAACCTGGATCTGGTAAAAGACGAACACGAGATCGACGAATTCCTTGTTGCCGGCCCTAAATGGCTTAAAACCATGTTCCGAGTTTTGAAAGACAACACCTATTGTATATTTTTCTATGACGTAGCTCACCACGAAAAACTCATTCAATGGGCGCAAGATGCAGGATTCATCGTTCAACCTTATCCCTTCATCTGGATCAAAACTCACCCATGTTCTAATATGAACGCCGGTGTTTGGTTTACAAAAACGGTTGAATATGTTATGATCTGCCGAAAAGGTCGTGCCACAATGCAGAACTCTTCTTACTCACCTTGCCATTTCGAATCTTCCGGTGCAGTTGATCGCCAGCTTTGGACTCATCCGTTCTTTAAACCCTTTGATCTTTGCACACACCTTCTAAAGAAAGTTGGCTTCCGCGGAATGAAAATGCTTGACCCCTTTGCAGGTGAAGGCTCAATTATTAAATCCGCTATCTACCAAGGAATGACACCTTACGGAATTGAACTCTCTCCTAACTGGTATCCAAAACTCCTTGCTACTTACCGTAATACATATCAAGAAATCTACAAAGGCAATGTCTCTTTCTCATGACTACATCCACAACAAAAGCAATTGACACCTTACTGGACCGACTCTCTTCCGAAGGGATCTTTTTTCACATTTTGTTACTAGAACCTTCCCCAAAAGACCCAACACAAGTTCCAGTCACCAAAATCTCAAACCTCAACAACGAAGACATCACTAACCTCCTTCAATACGCCCTGCTAAAACATGAAACTGATTCCTAACGAGTTTCCGAAGAGTGATTTTTCAAAAATCGCCGTCATAGGTTTTTCACCTTCACTTGCTGATGCCGACTTCTCCCGACCCTTTATCGACCACAGCGGCAACATCCTTGAAGCCTGCCTTCGACAAGCTGGTCTCTCTCGAACTAACGTCTACCTCGGAAATCTCGCACCCTATGCCGGAGTCCGCATCAACGACACATTTGAAATCGAACTTGGAACCGACCGACTCCGTAAAGATTTTGACTCCATCTCACCTAACATCGTTGTCCTCCTTGGATCAACAGTTTTCAAACAAACCAAAATTGAACATTCCCTCGAAGACTTTCGAGGCACAATCTTCATTCCACAAGACACCACTTCACCCTTTTACGGTTATAAATGTCTTGCCACATACCACCCTGCGGATATTATTCGACAATGGGCATGGTGGCCTTATCTGGCTTTTGACATTCAAAAAGCAAAAGCCAATTCTCTTTCTCCAGAACTTTCACTCCCCGTTCGAGATCTTAAAATCGAACTTACTGCGAATGAGATTATATCTTTGCTCCGTGGAATTACTTCTGGAGAAGTCGCAATTGACATCGAAGGTGGCGGACCCGAAGGTATCTCATGCATTAGCTTTGCTCCGCGACCTGATTTCTCTTTTGTCTTTACACCAGGTGAGTTCTCACCAGAAACACAACTGCTTGTCTTAAGAGAAATAAAGCGACTTCTAGCCGACCCAAACGTCGACAAAATCCTTCACAACGGTCTCTACGATCAGTTTTGCCTTTCTTGGCATTGGGGTTGTCCTATCATTAACCTCTCCTGGGATACAATGCTTTCCGCTTGGGAGATCTACCCAGAAATCAAAAAAAGTCTTCGCTCCCAGGTCTCCATCTTCACCAACGAACCCTCTTACAAATATCACAAAAAATCCAAAAACCAGCGACTCTTTCTAGAATACAACGCCAGAGACTCCGCTGTCACCATGGAACTTCGTCAAGTTCATGAGTCCAAAATGACTCCTGAACAGCTCGAACATTTCCAATTCAACATGGAGCTGTTACCTATCGCAGCTTACATGACTCGTCGCGGAACGCTCTACGACCGTGCAAAACAAAAGGAAATGCACGAGAAAGTTACCGCGGAAATGCAACAAAAACAAGCCGCGTTGGAACTTATCATTGGCTCTTACGTCAACATCAACTCTCCTAAACAACTCAAAGATCTCCTTTACACCCGTTTTGGTTTCGAACCCCAGTACGAGGTCAAAAACGGCCGTAAAACCGATAAACTCGTCACCGACCGCAAAGCACTTCTCAAGCTAGCTAAAAAATTCGAACATCCGCTCATTCCCCTCATCCTAGAATGGAAACACCTAGAAGGTAAACGTAAACAACTTGAGTTCACCCCAGACAAAGACTGCCGTGTCCGCGGGATGTATAACGTTGTTGGCACAGAAACCGGTCGCTTCTCTTGCTCTATTTCTGAAAAAGAAAAAGCCGATACCCGTTACCCCGGCGGCGTGCCCATGCATGTTATCAACAAATCCCACCGCTGTCTTTACTTAGCCGACCCAGACTATGAATACTTCCAATGTGACCTTGAAGGTGCGGATGGTTGGACCGTTGCAGCTCACTGTAAACGTCTAGGTAATCCAACCATGATGGAAGATTACCTCTCCGGTAATAAACCTGCGAAAATCATCGCAGCGATGTACCTCTACCAAACAAAACAAATCGATCGTAATCCATCAAAACTCGATCCAATCGACTTATCCTCTTACATCAAAACCCTTTCCATACCAGAATGGCTTTATTTCGCTTGTAAGCGTGTCCAACACGGTACCAACTACCTTCTTGGTGTCCCTACCATGATTACACAAATCATGGAAGATTCCTACAAACTCATGGGCACACCCATCCACATCTCCCACCGAGACGCAGAACTCCTTCAAGTTCTCTACATCCAACGCTACCCCGGAGTTCGTTCCTGGCAAGAATACATCAAACAACTTGTAGAAAAAACCGGCAAACTGCCTTGCGCTTCCGGTCACATCCGAACATTCTTCGGCCGCCACAGTAACGAACTCCAACGTCAAGCAGTCGCTCACGAACCACAAGCCAACACCACTTACGCCACTAACCTCGCCGCAATTCGCCTCTGGAACGACCCAGAAAATCGCTCCGCCGATGGTCGCCAACTAATCATCCAACCACTTCACCAAGTCCACGACGCACTCAACGGCCAATACCCTTCAGCTCTTCGTGCTTGGGCACACAAAAAAATCCGTGAATACTTCAACAACGAACTCATCATTGCCGGATATAGAATCCGAATTCCCTTCGATGGCCGCTATGGCGCCTCATGGGGTGATACGACTCATGCCTTTTCAAAGGAGGGAGAGGCTGATATCTGACATCAACATCTACGGCGTAATCTTCCTTCCCTCCAACACCTTCACAATCGAAATCCTATTCCCTGACGTACGCATTGACGAGTGGCTTAGATCAAATTTAATTCTATCCACTCCAATTCGCATTGACGGAAAACCTTTTTTACGCTTCGAACGAAACCTTGACAAAATCATAGAACCTTTTACCTCAGACGATTTATGAAACCAATGCTAGCACACAAATTCAATCAACATCGAAAACGTCTTACTTGGCCAGCTTTTACCCAACCAAAAATCGACGGCATCCGTGCTTTATACAACTCCAACCGACTTCAATCCCGCGACGGAAAGCTTTGGAATCGCGACGTTTGTGCACACATCACAGCTGCCCTTTCCACTCTCCCTTCTCATATCACCTTAGACGGAGAACTCTACAAACACGGTTGGCGATTACAAGAAATCAACTCTGCCGTCGCCGTTAATCGCAACGAACCCTCACCTCTTACTTACCTCATCGAATACCATGTCTTCGACTTCTTCGACGAAACAAGACCTGATCTTCCTTTTGCTTCTCGTCATGAACATCTCTCTGCTATTATTAATCATATCAATAGCCCTGTTATCCGCCTCGTACCAACATTCGAAGTCCCAGACGAAATCACCTTCGAAACCTTCTTTCAAGACTTCCGAGCACGTAAATTCGAAGGTTCAATGTGGCGCGACCCGCAATCCTCTTACGGCCTTTCAGAAAGATGCACAAACAAAGAAAACCGTTGGCCCTATCTTCTCAAACGCAAAGACTGGCTCGATGACTGGTTCGCAGTCCATTCCTTCCACTACGGCAACGGTCGACTCTCCTCAACCGTTGGCACCATTGTCTGCCTTACCCGTAACGGCCAACTTTTCGAAGTAGGCACAGGTTTCTCTGACTCCGAACGAGAACACTACCTTTCTAATCTTCCCACTTCTCTCCACGTCCAATACGAAACCTTCTCTCGTGACGGAATCCCTCTCAAACCCGTCTACCTCGAAGCAAAATGATTCTCTCAACACATGAGATACTTCGCCAGCGACTTCTTGCACGTGCTGGATTAACAGAAGTACCCAAACCAAAGTACGACTTTAAAGAGCTTGAACGTACTGAGTGGTCTCCGAAGTTTGAACAACTAATGCGGAACCGACTTCTTATGGGAGCACTTCGTTATGGAACAATGGAAGAAAAACGAAAACGAGTGGTCCTTTGGGATCTCATCGGAGCGATAGAGAAAAAACTTGAACATTATAAAGAAACTGGCAATTTGGAATACATGGTTGATATTGCAAATTACTGTCTACTTGAATTTGAATTTGGCTCACACCCTAAGAGGCACTTTGCAGCGTTGGACAACCACCACGATCACTGTAAATTACTTCCTGATAAATGAAAGGCACACCTTCAAAACCAGGCGTTTATTGGGTTTTACCGAAGGACAGCAAAACTTGGATTATGTTTTCCGTTTGGAAAAACGGGTTTAAAAAATTACGTCATACCCAAGTTTTTCCAACTCTTTGCACTATTTCTTGGACTTTTGAAGACATGAGAATTCTTTATCCTTTCGCGACATGACAACGTGTAAGAAAACCAAGACAAATTAAAGCCTTAAACAAATGACCCATGTCTTTCTTAAAGGACTACGCGATCTACACCGCTGGCAATGAAGCACCGTCTATCTTCCATACTTGGGCCGGTTTTTCTGTTTTGTCCACCTGCGCTTCGAGAAAAGTTTGGTTGGACCAAGGACCGTTTATCGTCCGCCCCAATATGTATATCATCCTTGTCGGAGCCCCAGCGTCGAAAAAGTCGACCGCCATGTCCCTCGCCCGCGGTCTTGTACAAGAGATCAATTATTTCCCGATCGCGCCGGCAAGTATCACCAAAGAAGCGTTGACAAAACTTATGGCGGAAGAAGGTTCTCCGTGCAAAAAAGTCACCGACCTCCCAGATGGATCTCCGATGCCTTACACGCACCTTTCCATTTTCGCCAATGAGCTTGTGGTTTTGATTAACTCTGGTGGAAATGCACTTGGGATGATTGATTTCTTAACGGAAATCTGGGACCAAGACATGCTTGAAGTCAAAACAAAAAACAAAGGGTCAGACATTGCCAAAAATCCGTTTGTAACGGTTCTTGGTTGTATGACCCCTGACAGAATGGCAAATCTTCTTTACGAAAAAATCATTTCCGGTGGGTTTAACAGAAGAGCAATTTTTGTTAAAGCTGTTAGAGCACAAACTGCTATTCCTTTTCCAGAAATTACCACAGAACAACGTGAAGCACAAAAAAGATGTCTTGCCAGATGCAAAGAGATCTTAAAAGTCGCAGGACCTTTTACTTGGACTGACTCTGGTAAAGCGGCTTATAAAAACTTCTATGAAGAAAACTTCTCTCTTGTTGATGAAAGCTCACAAGACGCAGCATTTCAAGGTTACTTGAATTCCAAAGGCGAATACGTCATCAAACTCTCAATGCTTATTGGTCTTTCCGAGCGAGATGACCGTATTGTGGAAGCTTGGCAAGTTGAAGCTGCGTGCTTATTCCTTGCGCAAATCGAAGATGGGTACAGAGAAATCTTTTCCTCTTCTGGTCGCAATGAATTCGCACCACTTCTTGCAGGAATTGAACAACTCTTAAAAGCTCTTCCTGATAACGCTATCCCTACCGCGGCACTTTATCGCAAATTCCGCAACGAAGCCAATGAAAACGAGCTTAACAAAATCATCTTGCAATTAGTTAAAGAAGGCACCGTGATAGAATTCTCGGAGTTGATCCGCGGTAACCCACATCATTTTGTCGGGTTACCGGGATCAAAAGAGAAAGTCATCACTCGCTTGCAAAAGGGTTCTTAGATCTTTCTGCAAGTAGCCTTTTTGCAGTTGAATAACTCAACCAAGGTTGTCTTCTAATCAACTCATCTACCGCCGCACTTTCCCTAAACGCAGCGTTTGCTGAGGGATCAGGAAAACCAAGCATTTGTAACACCTGATTTTCCGCTTGCCTTCTTGCAAGTAATGACGGTTCCAACCCGCGGAAATCCATAGTTCTAAAGAACTCATCTTCCTTCGGAGATGAACTTGCCGTGCTGTCAAGCCGAATATCCTTCGGAAATTGTCTTTTCACCACGCGCTCTGCAACTTTCTTTGCTCCAAGTGTGGCATCATAAGTTCCATCAGAGTTTTCTGCCCTTTCCAACAACATTTGCCGCACTCTTTTCGGGTCAGTTTGCATCAACTTCCCAAGGCCGTCATGCCATCTTGCGTCTTGTTGTTGTTGGATTTCTTGACTTCTCCTTTGAATTCTTGCACCTTCACGGAGTTTAGTCAATTTCTGTGGTGAAAACCCAATAGCATTAGAGATTCTATCTCCAATTGTAGCGTCAACAAGTTTTGCCCCAGACATGTCCACAATGTCACCACCGTCCATCGCCATTCCGATGGGCCTTCGCATTGCCACCGGCAAAATGTCTTTAAATCCTTTTCGCCAGTCGCCGGTAACAAAATGCCCAGCGGAATTCACCATATCTTCTGCTAACGAAAACGTGGGTCCAAACAATGCACTTGACGTAAATCCATTATACGCATCTGCACCCATGATCGAACCTAATGACAACCTTGATCCAATATCCGGTTGAAATCCGGTTTTACTCAGCAAAGCGTTTACAGCTCCGCGCATGGCGAGTTCACTAAAAAACCCGCCTTCCCCTTCATCTTCGTGAAACAACCTAGAAACACTTTCACGCAGTGCTTTGTTAACTTCCAACTCTGAGTTTTGTTCTAACAACGCCATTCCCGTTCCAACAAACGGCAATCCAAGCAACCCAGCAGACCCAAATGCAACTCCAAGCATTGTCATTTCCGCTTGTGCTGCACGTTTTCTCTGTGCTGCCGTCAACCCAGGATAGTTCTTAGGATTCAACCATTGATCGGTTAATCTCCCATGAATACCTAACATCCCAGAGTTATAACTCTGCAACGCATAGAACATCATTCCAGCTGTTCTTGTAATCGGATCTCTTGTTGCAAACGGCGCAGCAGGACGACCAAATCTTCCTGTCGAGAATGTCATCATTGCAGCCAAATCCCTAGCTTCTTTATACAACTTCGGATTAAGCATTTGTGCTCCAGTTTTATTGGGATTTCTTACATAAACCGGTTCACTCGGATTTTTCTTTGTCGTAATCTCCCATCCAATTGCTAAAGCGGTTCTAGCATTATGCATGGTAAAATGTGAATAAAACTCCTTAGACATATTCCCAAGACGGCTAAGCATCGTTGTAGCTGCTTCACCAGCATTTTTCAAAAACGACTTCTTCCCACTTGTAGCACGTTTAACATTCTGCCCTACAATATCTACTGGCTCGCCTAACATTTCCGCTGTATACGTCATCGAAACAAGCTTATCCGCTGCAGCTTGATCAAACAAATCTCGCATAACCTTACCCATTTCTCCGGTGTAAACCTTTTCCCAATTCGCATTATCATAACCTTTCTTTCCAATCGACAACGCAAAAAACTTACCAACTTTCCCCATTGCGTCATGCATCAACATTGTCGCTTTCACCGGATTCATATCTCCTTGCGTGATTATATGCGGTAAAAACGAAAAATATGGCTGCATCACTTCCATCACATGGCTAGATAAATTCAATCCCATGAAGTACTGAAAGAACATTTTGTTCAACTCCAATCCTACTTTTGTATCCGCATGTTTGAAGTTAGCAATCTGCTGCCGCATTTGATCTGCCATTATCCGATTCTTACCAGTTAACAACTCCGGTGCAGAAAACGCAAAGTTCAACGAACTATCCAGCACACGACTATTACTAATCCCAGTCAACAACTTCACATACATCATATGTGTGGCAAAGATGTCATCCGCACCGTCAGATTCCTTCCTCCCTTCATCTAACGCCCCTTGAAGATTCTCCACCTTCTTCCCAATTTTTAACTCCGTCGCAAACCTCTCGATTTCCGACATGGTATCAAACCGATTCTTCAAATCTTCCTTTAACACATCTTCAATATCCAACTCATCAATAAACTTCGCCCGTTCTTGATCCAATCTTTCTAAAATCCCACCCCAGGATTTATTCATTCTCTTATACAAATCCCGTGCATTCCATTGCAGTTCTCTACCAAACAAACCAGAACTTACAAAATTCGGATTCTGTGCAAAAAACTTCTTAACCTCTGCTCTACTGTTCATCAACTGCGTAGCATACTTCATCGCTTTCTTATACACATCACCCGCTTCCAGCGCATCAAACTGCGCTTTCACTTGCCCAAGGTTCACCATATCCATATTCCCTTGTTGCAAAGTTGGATCCAACAAAATATCCACACTATCCACTAACCCTTGTGCAAGTCCTTTAAACTCCGCATGTTTCAACTTTCCTCTTAACTTCCTTCCCAAGTAAGTTGCAATCAAGTTAACATTCTCTTCCTTCAACTTACTTACCACATGCCCATGAGTTAACCCCACACTTTCCAACGTCTTCTCCATCATAGAGTTAACTAGCTCACGGTCTGAGGGGTTTAGTTTTCTAAAAGCACGTCCAGCTGGAGTGTCGCCGAGGTCTTCACCGCGGAGAAGTCGTTGTTGCCCTTGAAGTTCTTTTGCAAGAAGGGAAAAAGTTTTGTTGACTTCTGCATTATCTCGCACACGGGCGAAGCGTTCAAAGGTTTTGTCGCCTGGTTTGGCGTTAAATTTCCCTGTTGCGGCATCACGGCCGCCGACAAGCGGTGCAAGGTTTTCTGTTGCATCTGCTGCCACACCGGTTTGGAAATCCAGAACAGAGGAAAAAATTGGTCTGGTTTCTGGGTATGCCCAGGCGATATTTTCCATGCGTTCGAACATAAGTGATCCAACACGACGTGCCATTATGCTGTTGCCAACTTTTTCTCCTGGTGCGCCTGGGATGGGGAAGCCACCTAAGTGTGGGGATGATCGATAAGCTTCTGTCTCATCTTTTAACGCAAAAGCAAATGGTGTAGTTTTGAGTTTTGCTGTATAGCTACCAACTTCTTGAAAAAGATTTTGAAAGTCGATTTTTGGGTCTCCAATTCGAAGCATACGTTCATAGCTTTCTTGAATTTGTTGTGCTTCCGCAATGTTCTTTTGTAAAGAAGTAAATGCGTCAAAAGCAAGTTTAAATCCTTTATAGCTACCTTGCAGTTCTGTATCAACTTCACTTAAAACAGAAGCAAAATCAATGTGAGTTTGATTTAAGTTTTGAATCCAATCCGCAACTGTTTTTGGGACAAAAGTTAATGCACGTGTAGGGCCAAACTCTGTAACTTTTCCACCTAACATAGACAACGCCCACATTTCACCAATGTGCGCGCGAACTTCAAGAGGATTGGAAAAAGCATAATTTCTCACAAATTTCTTTGTTTGTTTTGTTTGGGCTAACACGGTATCACCATCCGCAAGTTCATAAAAGACATCCATAACAGATTTGATGTCTTCTTTTGAAGCGGTGTTAGTCCAATCAAGAAACTTATCCCACGCAGCTTGTGCTTCTTTGGGAAGTTGTTTTGCCGCGGCAAGAAATTCTGTGATATGAGTTAATTCGTGCGCAACAATTCGTGTTGCCATTTTACTTGGTGCGATTCTTGCTAATTTCGTATTTAACGCAATACCAAGCATGTTTTCATTTAACGGTGCAGCAAAACCAAGTTTATCTGCATCTTGGGTTAAACCAAAGCGAACATTTGGTGTACCAAAAAGCTCATAAATTTGTTTAATTTTAGGTAAAATTTGCTCAACGGTGAATTTTCCATAACCATTACTTTGTAATGTTTTTCTGATTGCACCTTCTAAAGTGTAGCCCCAGTTTGATCCAACGTTAATTCGTGTATTGTTTACAATTTGATATTTTGATAACTCAAGCTCAGAAGTAAATTCCATCTCAGGACGAATGTTCTCTGGTAGCAGTTCAGCAAAATCTGAAATAGATAACAGCTGAAATTCTCGTCCAAATTGTGTTTGAAATTTTTCTTGTAGTACAGGTAGTAACTTTTCTGCAATGTCTTTTGTTTCAGATTTCATCGGAGCTTGAATTAATCCAAACTCCTTCTTTCGATTGCTAATAATTGTGTCAATTACTTGATAGTCTTCGTAATGATTCGATTTTCTTGCTTGTTTCAAAGCTGCATGGTACTCTGGATCAATCACTGGAAGAATACTTGAATCATCAGATGAATATAAACCAAAAAGTAAACTTTTTTGTTCGTCTGACAACTCACTCACATCCAACCGCTCTGGAGCAATCCGAGATTCAAAAAACTCAACATCACGCAGTACAGTTGCTAACCTATCACTACCTGCAAGATCCTTAATAAAGAACCCACGCGCATAGTTCAAATACTTCAGTGCCAGTTGCTCTGCATCTCTAGGAACGACACCAAACACCCTTTGATAAACACGCTTAAACCAGCTTTGAACTTTCTTCCACCAAGGAAGATTTGCTCTTGAGCTAAGACGTTTTCCAATATCTTTTGTTGCCTCTGCAAACAAACGTGCATTAACTTCTGCCGCTTGTCGATCTGGCGCATAGGTCTTACTTACATGCTCGATGATTGCAATTCTTGCATCGTTGGGTACACTTTCCAAAATTGCATCATAATCCGCTTTCAAAGTCGAATCCTGAAAGCTTTTTGCAGCTGTGTCGACGATGTGTCCAAGCTCCTCTCGAATAACATCTTTAACGTTTTTATACGTTACATGTTCTGGTCCCACAAACAACTGAAGGCCATTTTTTGTTAACCGACCAAATGCTTGACTATTTGGGTTACGCACAAGTTGAATATTTACTGGTTCACCATCAAATTCAATTTTCAATTGATCCCAGACAGCTTTCTCATCTTCATTAAAGTTTTCGGGCGAGACGACTTCTGGTTGAAGTTTAACTTCGGCAGCAGTTTCAACCGAAAAAGCTTCTTCCCATTGCTGACGTAAAAAATCTTCTGCGCTTACTGGTTGCTCGGGCGTTTCTTGTTCTTTTTTCCAAGCTTGAAACTCGTCTTCTTGTCTTTGTTGTGCAGCTTGATAAGTAAAATCCTTCTGAACCTGATCAACCAATTCTTCAGGTAAAGCCGCAATAAAATCCTCACGATCCCCTTCATCGAATTGCAAATACCTTTCTCGAATTTGATCAAAGTTTGTTACTTCACCATCATCAAACAAACCAGTTTTAACAAAAGCTTCAACGACTTTTTTACGTCCATTAACTAAATTTTTGTCCTTTGTTTCCGAAGAGGAAAACAACTGATCACCATAAATTTGAACGCTTTCAGATAACGTTTTTGGTTCTGGTGTAGCACTTCCTACACGTTTTCCTTTGTTCTCTTTTGAAGTACCCTTTAAAAACTTCTCTGCGTTTCTATGTGATAAGATAAGAAAGCTCTTTTTTTCGCCTTCAAAAGAGCCACCTCGCCACAACTCCCAATCACCTTCGTTTAACCCATGTGCTTCTGCCCAAGCAGTGGCACTTGCATAGTCATTTAACGGAAATGTAATTTTTTTGCCGTTCTCATCAATAAAGTACCCTTTTCCGTCAAACGGAACCGCAAGGGTTATTTCATCAAAGCCATTTTCAATCTTACTTTCAGGATGAATGCGTTTTTCTTGCTCAGTGCCGACTTGAATTTTTTGAAGTTGTGCTTTAAGTGCTTTGTGCTCTTCAAAAACTTTATCTAAAGTCTTAGGAGGCAAAAACTTGTTTCCTTGCATAACATCGTTCAGCAAAGAATCTAACTTATCAAAACGCGCTTTAACAACAGAGTATTCAACTTGTTGTTGTCTAGATCCATTAACGGTTTGTTCCATTTCCTCTCGTTCAACTGGAACTTCTGATCTACCTTCAATGGATTGCATAACCGCATCCCAGGTCATCTTGGTCCCATCTTCCCCGTAGAGCAAATGTGCAACTTTCTTTCTGACTAACTCCAACTGTAAAGCGAACGCATTGCTATCTTCGTACTTCTTATGCCAGCCAATTGTCCGCATGACATAATCCACGTACGACTCCAAACCATGCTCATGCTCCATCAACTGCTCTTGACGTAAGTCCCAGTTTTCGAAGAACTTATCAACACGCCTACGAGCAAGTGCTAATTTTGTCGGATTGTTTTTTGCATACTTCCTAGAATCCTCAATTGACCGTTCTTTTGCTCGATCTAACATCCAAGGTTCCACCGGCTCCGCGGTGAAATCAAACATGTCTGCTGATTCGTCAACAACTGCGGTTTTCTTCTTGGTTGGCGCAACATCTACCTTCGGCTCTTCTTTCTTCGGTGCAAAAACTGCAACATTCTCTGGTGCTTCTGTCGACTTTTCATTCAAAAACGGAATCGTCTTGCCAGCTTCTTCATACCGCTGTTCGACATCCATTTGCTCATACCAATGAATCGCTTCTGTGTAAACTTGATTTACATAATCAATCGCCTTTTTGTCTACACCCATTCTCTCCAGTGCTGCGATTGCATCTCTACGTCCAGTTACCAACATCCCTTTTTCTGACCCAACATGCTCACGGAAGAAGTTCTGCGCATACCTTGGATGTTGGCGTAAAGCAAAATCCGTAATCTGCAAAGACCTCGCAAGCGGGTAGAAGATATTCCCTTTCTCTGGAATCGCAATCTCTCCTCTGCGACCCTTAATCGCTTTCTCACTATTTCCTCTCCAAACCCAAAACTCAACGTCAGGAGACACAAACCCTTTTCCTAAAACCTTTTGTAAACTTCCCAACAAAAACCCAGCAAGGCTTCTCCTGGATTTAATATCAATCTTCCCGCTTCGGCTTAGATTATCTTTAAACCCAAACCCAGCTTCTTTTCCAATTCCCTCCAATCGTTCAACCAACTCTCCAGGAGCCCAAGGACTCAACCAATGTTGCTTACTTTTATCCAGCACCTCACCTTGCTGCACACGCAACGGTTCACGTTGTTGCTCAAGCGACATTTGCTGCTCAGCAATCTCTAAAGCCTTCCGGATAATTCTCTCACCAAATGAGGAATATGTTTCTCGGATTTTTTGATCCCTGATCTTACGAGAGTTTAGTTCTAGGTTACGTAGATTTTGTTCTAGGTATTTAACTAGCGCTTCGTGAACTTGTGGTAAATGTGCGCGGTTACGTCCAGCAAAATCAAGCGCATTTAAAAAGCGGTGAATTGCGTCAATCGTTTTTGTGATTGGTTTTGGCGCGGAGGGGCCAAAGTTACCTTCGATGTCATCCAAAGAAAAGACATCTGGATGAGGTTTTGTTGGTTCACGCTTTGAAGCTTCGAAAGCTGCGGTTAGACCTGGAAAGAGGTCTCCTTTGGTTTCCAGTGCACGTCTGTTGTTTGGGTTAGTGAAATCAATTCTCCCTTCTGCGGGAATGAGAACCTCGAATTGTTTGTCTGGTCCCTTGATTTGCCAACCTGGAGTTACAAGAGTAAGCTCCGTATCGGGTGGTACACCTTGAATTGCTTTGAATTTCCCCTTGCGAACTTGAGTTTCGTTTCTACCGGGACGAAATCTTGTTACCCCAAGGCCACCACGAGGAGCAGAAAGGTGTTCAAGGATAATCGGCCGCAGGTTTGGATGTGTTTCTAGTGCAGCAATCAGATTCTTAGCAAGAGATTTTCTAATATCATAAGCACGTTGCAAACGTTTAACAGCCGCATTGCGTTCTTTTGTCGTGGCAGCCTTGGAAATTTGATAATTAGCAATGCTAATTTCTCTGCGAATGTGATCTTTTACTTCTTGAAGTGTTTTGTATTCTTCAAGTTCTTTGTGCCGAGGAATAATTGCACCTTTTCGTGCAACAAGTTCTTCGATATTTTCGTTTTGATTTCTAGCGTGAGCCTCGCTTTCAACAACGCGTTTTTGCGGAAATTGTTTATCTGCTTCTAATTTGATTGAAGCAATCTCTGCTGTACGCGGTTCAAAATGCAGTCCCATAATCCCGAGGGCGTGATCAACCAAACGTTGTTCGTACTCAACGCGAGATTCAGTTGGGCGTTTTGGAAGGTATCCGTGCGAGTTTTCATGGATTAGTACAAAGTCAATAAACCGCTCTGGAGAGTTAAGTGCCTCAAGCGGGATAGGGCGAATCGTTGCACCGTTGGCATCGAGCGGTTGCGGCTTTGTCCACAGTTGGTTTTCATAAATATGCGCAAGTTTTTCGATTGAAACTAGAATTTGTCCAGCTCTACGATCGTACGCAGCACCGAACATAAAAGCTTCAATCGAAGCTGGGTTAGAACGTTCGACGTTGACGACGTTTTTAATAGGGTAATTCCCAGCTTTTTTGCGTAGCACATTTTGAATAGCTAACTGCGTAAGGTTATCAACCGGTTTTAACCCTTTTGCACGCAATTGAGCATGAAATAAATCTCTCCAAGCAAAAAGTTTTTTTCTTGCGTTTGATGGGTCCTTTGCGGCTTCAGCCAGAAAAGCTTTTTCACCAAGCATGTTTGCAGGTGGTGTCAAACCATACACAGAGCGAAGCTCCATAAGGTGACGGTAATCTCTACGAAGTGAATTTTTAAACTTCGTTGACTCCGTTTTTGGTTTTAGATCTTCTTCTGTGTAAGTGGTTTTATACCCAGCGAAAGGCAGCCCATCGTAGTCAGTATCATTATGTCCGGACGCATCGATTGCATCTTGTGTCTCAGCCAAGAATGCATTAAAAGTCATCTCCGTTGCATCGTCTAGATTGTGTCCAGCTGCAACAAGTTCATCAATTCTTGTTTGAACTGATAAATCATCAATTGGATCAATCCCAACTTGAGCACGAAGTTTATTTGCTTCTGCGTGAACTCCAATTGTGGCGTCAGCAAAATCTGCTGATGGAGGTGTGGTGGTGGAATCTGTTTCTGCCGTTGGCTCAGTTACAACACCCTTGCTTGCCATCTTAGCCTTCTCATAACGCATTGCCAGCTCTTGTGCACGCTTTGAAGCTTGTGTACGCAAACCCCAAGCTGGAGGAAGTCCAACTTCGTTGACTAAATCAATAAACCCTTCCACAGTGTCCGGGTAATATTGACCGTTAAGCGCAAATTTAGTTTGTTCGGAAAAGGCTACTGGTTTTCCGCCAAGCAACTCATAAATATTTTGAAACTTCTTATCTTCAAAATCAATTTGCTTGTCGGTGCCACGTTCTTCTTCGGTCAACATTTCATACATTTTAGCCAACTCCGGATCAACATCACGTTTAGGTAAAACGTTGAACTCATTAATAACACGTTCGACAAATTTTGGAAAAGCTTCTCCAAGCGTTGTTTGATCTCTTGTAGCTGGGTCAACACCAGCGTTAATTCGATCAACTGCCGCTTTGTATTGCAAATCCAATCTGCGCTTCATTTCTACTTGAAGCGGAAGATCTTGAATTTCTCTAATTCTTGCTTCAATGTCACTACGCCTTACACTAAGATGAACTAAAGACGCTTCTACGACATCTGTTTCTTCTCCAAGTTGATCCAAGTTAAAACTTTCATTTCCCACTTGAATAGGTTCAACTTGCGTCCTTGCCGCATCTGCAATTTGGTTCAATTCGTCCGTCTCAGCATCGACTTCTTCTGCTGAACGATCTGCCTCAACCTCATCCAAGTTGTTCTTAAGTTCAGTCTTAACCGCGGTGTCACGTGCTTTTTCAGCTTGAGCAAGAATTTGTTCTTCTTCTGGTGAAATCGCACCAGGATCTTCTTGCATACGCTCCCAAGACGTCTTATGGTTGGGTTCCATTTTAGGGCGAAGCGGACTCGTTCCAAACGGAATCGTTGCAAGGTCCCCAATGAGAAACGGAAGTTGGCCTACTGCTTGCCCAACCCAGTAATCCTTGTTGGTTAACACTTCTGGCCCTTGGTATAACGCATCAGCAGTGGTGAACGCACCAGTTACGGCAAGTTGTCCACCAATGTAACGCATTAAATTGTCTCCAAGTTTAGAACTCTTCGTAAGCGGTGCGGCAAGTTTCCCTAGCGCACCACCACCAGCTTCCATAATAAACGGAGTCGCAGCAGACAACCCACCAACAACCGCAGCTTCTTGCGGGTTGTCAGTCTGTTCATAAGTCTGCGCACCAGACATCAAACCAGTACCAAGCAAACCAAGCCAGTTACCAATCTCTCCACCAATTGCCGCTCCCGCAGGAATCGCCTCCGGCCCACCAAATGCCGCAAGGCCACCACCGACAACTGAACCAACACTACGTCCAGTCATCATTGGTGCCATATTCACCAATCCGCGTGGAAGCCCTTCACCAGCAGATCTACCTGCTTCTGGGCTTCCAAGCCAACTTCCAATTGTTTCTCCAATATCGCCAGAGACTTTTGTAGCTTGAGTTGATTTCAACAAGTCATCCAATCCAGAACTTGCGAATTTCACCGCATTGCCAAAAGGGTTACTCGCCGCATCAAAAGCACTCGTGGAGAAGACATTATTCATCTCCTGCGAGTAACGATCTAACGTTAAGTTAGCAAACTCATTAGGGCGTTGTTCGTAAAAATCACGAACTTGTCGAAAAGAAGGCTTAAACGGATTCATGAAAGAAAAGAACTATTATGGTTTTTCAGTCAACAAACCAGTGACATCAGTACGCGGAATAATTCCACCAGTAATTTGTTTTTGATAAATCCCACGCATCATTTGTTGTAACAAATTGAAAACATAATCTGTATCTGGTGCGGCTGATGGGGCTTTTTCTTTAAAGATGTTTGTTGGATCAAACTGATTTTCTTGTTGCGGCTGTGATTGCTGTGATTGTTTTCCACGAAAAATATTCGTTGGATCAAACACTTGTTGTGTGTTACCACCACTCACAACTTTATGTGTTACACTATCCCGTACAGTTCCATCAGGTGCTTGATAGGTCACCGGCAACTCTACATTTGAAGAATCTTCTTGTGGAAGTGTAAACGTAGGTTGAGCAGAAGGTGACTCAATTCCTGCAATGTTAGCAATTTCAGGATTTTGCATGTACTGCTGAAAGAACGGATTATTTTTATTCCGTTCCAAATATCCCTGATGATGTACAGTTTGACTGCTTTGTCCACCATCCACCATCGGCTTACTTCCATGCCAAGGGTAACCACGATGCGGGATCATGGAATCAATCACGCCAGCCTCATTCGCCGCTCTTTGAGCTTCAGCAATAGCAGCAGCTGACTCCATTCCATTAATCCGACCTCCGCTTGGCGCCGATGCACCAGGAGTTCTTTCAAAAACATTTGTGCTAGGATCCACAGCAATTTGTGAACGTCGAAAAGCTTCATCTCGCTGAGCCCTTCGTGCCATAAACTGCTTTCGGCCTTCATCTGCCATTTGTTGTTCCGCAGCATTACGATCCCACGCAGACTTCGTAACTTCTTGCTGCATCTGCCGGTCACGAATAACACTTTCTGGTGTCATCTGCGGATTCATATACCCGCCTGGCGACCTTGGGTGCAAAAACTTTAGGGCCTCAGGAAAAAACTCTTTTGCCATTTCGCCAGTAGTTTGACCTTGTGGCATTTGCGCACCAAAGATGTTTTCAGCATCCTGTGCGCGTTTTCTCTTTCCTTTAGAAAGAGTTTTACTTTTCGTTGAATCTTTTGCCATAACTTTTTAAGTTACTTTTTCTTGTGTTCCAACAATAACCTTACACTTGGATCCTTGGACTGAAGAGCCTTTGCCATTATCTCAGGGTCAATTTCTCCGCCTGACATTTTAGTCATAAGCGCGTTGTAGATTTCTTCTTTTGTTAACGTTGGATACATAGAAGAATCTAAGCCAAATGTTTCTGGTGGATGCATTTGCAAAAACTTCTCCATCCCAGGGGTTTCAGTAATCGGTCTAGCCATTTCATGCCCATCAACTACCGACCCAGTCAACGCTCGATGCGCTGCAACAGCGTTCATCAACTCTCTTAAAGGAGCTTCTTGTTGCTGTTGTTCCATCTGTTGTTGCATTTGCTGATTTTTCAAATACTCCGCTTGTAACTGCGTCGGTGCAATTTGATTCTGATGCTGCATTTGCTGCATAGAACCCATCATTGAAATCATTTGGCCCAACTGAGCCATTGGATCTTGTCTCATTTTATACAATTCCAGGAATTTTTGACAACCCACCATTCACAAGCTGTTGTCTTTGTTGAGCCGCATTTGCAGCTAGTTGATCTGATGTCCAACCCTGACGTCTTCCATCTGGAAGTGCCATTCCTTGCGGTTGAAACGGAGAATTCCAAAAATTGTTTTTTGACCCTGGTGGTTGTTGCCAAAACCCTTTACTTCCATATCCCCACGCGTTGTTCCCAGGTTTAAAAACACCAGATGTACTAGGATCAAAAATATTTTCAGGTTTTCCAGTTTTTTGATCTGTCATCATTCCGCCGCCGACCATTTTATCCGTAACACCGCTCATCAAATTAATCTCGTTTCCCATTTCGGCCCTGTCTCTTGGTGTCACACGGCGTTCAAAACCAAAATTGGCTCCACCATTACCTCCGCCGCCACCTCCACCACCTTTACCTTGCAATTGTGCAAGCAAGCTAGCCAACATCGCCATATCAGGATTACCTGTTTGTGGCAATGTTCTAAACCCACCGTTGTTATCTCCAGCCAACGCTGGTACAACACCCTTCCAAGCATTCGTTGGTGTGCGGAATAAATTATTATTCCTAGGATCTTTTGGGTTAATCCAAGTACTCATTTTGTTTTTTCTTGATAAAACTTAATTACTTCAATTCCTCTTTTAGAGAAATACGCTTCATCACCGTAGATGAAGTTATTAACAATAAACATTTCACCCGCCGCAATAAACTCTTTTCTTTGCGCTTTTGACGGACTTAATTTCAAATGTGAAATCACTTTATCTGCAATTCCTTCAAAGCCTTCAAAAGCCTCATTTAATGAGATGTTTGCATGAAATTGACTCCAGACAGGAAAAGCAAAAGCAGAGTAAAGTGAAAGGAGTTCATTTAATTTGTTGTGTTTTGCTTCCGTAAGGAGAAAGTGGTTGAGTTTTAAACGGTCACGTTTATCGCAGGGGTGAAACAAGAAAAAATCTGGATTGTGAATAACCCAAGATGAAAGCGCGGTGATTGGGTTAGAAAAAAGGAGAAAGGTTGGAACACCAAAAGGGTCAGCTTTAGAAAGGAAAAGACTTCTTGGTGTTACTGATGCGGTGTAATAGATGTAATGAGGGATGAAGGTAAGCTTTTCTTGAACTGGAGAAGTTGGGACGCGGTTTGGATCAACAGGAAGCGGTTGGATTACATATCTGTGATCGAGAAATGACAAAAGCTTAGCAAATTCTTTTGCAATGATTTCATCAAAAGCAAAGATGATCATAAAAGAGCGGTGATGATTGAGGTGAGTTGCTCGAAAGTGAAACGTTTAGAGACTTCGATTGATTTTTGCGCTAAATCTAACTTCATCTCTGGGGAAAGTTGACAGTAACGTTGAACTTGTTCAACAGCAGATGAAATTTTAGGTTTAGCCCAGTTACCAAGGAAGTAATCATCTTCAACTGGGATTAAGTCAAAGTCAACGTTAAAGTTATGCTCAGCGAAATCCATGTTTCCAGACCAAGCAGTGGAAATCGTTGCGCAGCCATGCGACATTGCTTCAAGGATTGTTAACCCAAAACCTTCGCCCGTGTGTAGGGAGATGTAACAGTCGCAATTGTTGTAAAGCTCAGTTAGGTCTGACTCAGAAATTAAACCTTCAATTAGTTGTACGTTTGATCGTTCGATGTGATTACGAAGGACTTCAAGATAAACCGGATCGAGGTTTTTAGTTTTGATTTTAAGTTGGACGTTGTCTTCAAGTTGGTTAAAAACTGTTATGAGGCCATAAGGATTTTTGCGAAGGACCCTAGAACCTCCGTCGAACATAAAGAGAAATTTTGTTGGCTCTGTGTAAGTTCTTTCAATTTGTGTTGTTGGATGATCAATAACATGCGGAACAACAAAAACAGGTTTGTTAAAAACCTTTCGAAAGACTTCAGCACAGAAAGAAGATGCAGTCCAGATTTCAGAAATGAATGGCTCAAGTAGTTTATACCGCGGATCAAAGGTGTCGGTTTCGCAAATCAAATTACAAATTACCCTGACAGAGCGACAAATTTCTTGGTTTTGTTGCACAAAACGCAAGCATTGTTTAGGCAAGCCGTAAAGGTAAATGTTATGTGAAGGTGTCATTAACTTCGTGTCAAACGGCACTCTGATGATTTCAGTAACCGATTCAAACACTCGACAATTCATCTCAAACGCTTTACTCAACCCATAGCCTTCCTGTAAATTTCCAACGCAGATCATTCTGAAGGTTGTTGAGTTGTTTCCTGAGAAATTTCAGCGATAAGTTGTTGATGTCGCTGAATGTGTTGTTGTTGTATTTGAAGAAATTCGTCAGCTTCTTCTTGAATTGCATTTAATAACTTAGATACCCGCCTAGTGTCAGACGAATATCCGGCATCTTGAGGTAAACTCGAACTCGTTTCCATAAATTATAATTCCAACGGGTGATGTCATCTGCGATGAGTACTTCTGAGCGTAATCGCATCATTTCTTTATATTCCGACGCAGTTGGCGAACTTGCTGGGATGTTAAAGGTTAACCTTGCCGCTGTGTCCGCATCACGAAAAGCAAGAATTCCAGCATCACAAAGAACATCATTTTCAAAGATTCGAAACGCAGAACTCTCCAAACGAAGATCAATCGGCTTGAATTGAAAAATCTCAGAAATTGTCGGAGGAGCCGAATGAAACGTAATTACAAACTTGCAAGGAATTTTAAATGTGTGATCGGATGTTCTGTTTGTTGTAACCGATGTTGCATAGGTCTCTGCACCGGTTTCAGTATCAACTGTACGCCTAAACCCTTGAATTGAAAACGGGTTTGCTGGATCAAGATAAGACGGAAAATAAAAACTAACATTATGGTACTCTTGAATTGTCTTAGACTCAAATGAAGAAATATTCGCGGTTCTTGTAACTAACAGTGCCTTGCGACAATCAAGAATTTTAAGCCTTTTGATTTTTCCGGCTTCACCGTAATCAATCGTAGGCATGTCATCTCGGTTAAGAATCTCACGCTTAACCTCAACACGCAATCCGGTTTCTGGATCTTCTTCATAATCTGTGAAAGTCGGCCAAGATGTTACCGACTTCTTCACAAACTGCAATTTACCGTTTCCAAGATCGACTAACTTTTGTTCAACGGTAAGATAATCTGTTTCAGGTCTTGTAAAATTTGGCTCTACAATTTTCTCTTCTACAACCGTTTTGCACCCAAGACCATCTTCATCTGTGTCAAAGTAAGAAAATTTAGAACGAAACCCATCTGGCGCGAACTTATAAACAAGCAAAGCTTGCGATTCCGTTAAATCACGAATCTCCGCAGATAGAACGTTAACTCCGCTGGGAGGAGTAGTCCCTTTTGCAACAACTTGACTTCTCTCAATTGTTTTGTTCCCACCAGCTTCTGGGTCTTTTGGGTTAATTTTATCCAACTGCGCCCAGCGATCTACTGTCGTCGTTTTTCTTATCGCATGCGCGCGATCAAGATGTTCAACAGTGCTGTTAACCACTAATAAAGTATCATCTGCCGTTGCAGGAAGCCCACTTGTAGCATCAAGAATTTCCGTTCTTGTTGTTAGATTTACTCCGCCAAAATCGCGTTGAAATCTTGTCTGATCTAACGGCTCAAATAAATCTTCTGTGTCAAGGATGACATACTGAAAATGCGACCTTCTTGCATTCTGGTTGTTTTGAATTCCAACATCAAGCTTACCGAACTCTGGTGTAAAATCTGGCGTAAATCGCTGATCAACCTCCTGATCATAACGTAACACCCGTTGACCGAGCATTACTCGATCTCGCTCTACATCCTGATCATAAACCTCATGTTGCCTGACCTTAATTAACGGCCCAGCATTTTGCAATGGATTTGTTGGAGAATTCGTTTCGCTCATGGCATCGGAATATACCCAGACAACCCATCGTAGTTATCTGAAGCTCTTAAAAGCTCTAACGCAGCATTCAGGGACTTATCAATTGAATTTTTTGACACCGTTCCTTCCTGCCGCATATCCGGAAAAGTCTGAGTAAAATTATTCAGCTTTGCAATCGTTGCCCATTTTAAATAGTCCTGTGCTTCAACTGCAAAAAATGAACTATTGTCATCGTAATCTTCCCAGTCAGCTTCCCATGTGTGACATGTTACTTCAAATGTAACATTCTCAGTAAATGAGGAAATGCGCAAAAAGAACCCATCGACAATTACGTTAGAGACGAGATTGTTGTAAAGAGTTTGTTGGCCTGCGTCTCCAGGGTAACGATAAGTGGTGTCGTAGGAGGAGATGCGGCGTTGAAATTTTGCTGCACGGTTGAAATGTGCTTTGGTGGTTTTCCAAATAATTGGAAACCGACCTACGCCAGCGGTAACTAACCACAACTCGCGCAAGGATTTAAAGCGCTTATCGTTGTCAGTTACCAACTGGCGTAAATCAAAACCAGCGGCAGATGTCACTTCACACTGACCGGTTGCACGAAGATGTCGAAAGTTGTGTAACTTTTCAATATCTTTGCGGGACTCGTTCAGCTCGATAAGGAGCATGTCTTCACTATCGAACGTCAGCTCGGAAGCGGGACGTTGTAAATAAAAACAAACTTGCTTTTTAATTTTGGAGAGTGACATCTGCGTAGTGGTGGTTCAATCCGGATGGCCTTTTGCGCCGCCTTTGCCGAATGGCTTATGTTTTCCGGACACGTGGCGCTTAGTGGAATTAGTCCCGGTCTGATTCTTCTCACGCGCGCCTGGCGTAAGCATTGCAGTGTCCTTGACTTCCTTGGAAGGAATAGGTGCTTCGTCGTTGAAGCTGATTGGTTTAGCCATAATGGTTACCTTTCGTTTTTGTGTTGTTGTTTCAAATGGTGCCAAAGACTACGAACTCGTAGTATTCTCCATTTGAAAGTGAAATTTCGTCAGTGTCGAAGTTGAAATACTGCAACGTGACGTCTTTTGGGTCAGATTTACCATGTGTGAATTGCGGCATGGATTCAGCAGGAAGGCCAGTAACTGTTGAAGCAGCGACCTTTTTTGCTGAGCAAATGCCAAGTACTTCTTTGAACTGTAGCACACGTCCGATGTTACCAATACGTGTTGCAGTTACAGAACCGGTTGCGGTCGCACGCACGCGCTCAAACACGATTGAGCGACCATTTGCACCTGGCAGAGTGGTGATTCGTTCTGAGGTGAATACCAAGTTTCTACCAGAGTCAGTGTAAGTGCGCATTGTGTTAACCAATAGATTCTACACCACGCAGAATCATGTTTTGTTCTGGCATGATGACTTCCAAACCGCACTCAGTTAGCCACTCGTCTTTGCGGTAATCCGCATCGGGGAGTTGACGGTTTTTGAGGAGTTCAGTATCCGAGTCTTGCAGGTAGGTGTAAGTGAAGTCTGCAAGGTCAAGGAAGAAGCAGTCGTGCCAGAGAGCTGCGTTGTCGTTAAACAACGGGTGCGTTTTGAGAAAGATTGACCCAAAGGGTGTTTCATACTCATGGCATTCGAAGCCAGCTTTTCCGACTTGGAACATTTCACGTTTTACAACGTGATTTGAGCCAACGTATTCTACGAAGGCTTTGAGGAATCTGCCACCGCAGAAACCGAGTTTTTCGTAGGAGGTGTCGTTGGTGAAACGGAACAAACGTTCAAGAAGCATTTCGAATTGGCTTCCAGACATGTTGCCGTTGACTTCGATAATGCGCTTTTCGTCTGTGGTGTCCCATGCGGAAGTAGAAACATCAGAACCACCAACACGATAGTTTCCAGCACCACCGTTACCGGTATTACCAAGTTCCCACTGGCGAAGGTACCATTCGATGCCGCCCATGAATCTCCGCGGAACGGTGTCACCATCTTCATTGACAACGGTATCTTCGTAGCGCTGTCCAAAGAAGAAGGAACGTTCCAAGAGGATGGAGTGACGCAAAGCATTTTTCTTCGCTTTGACTTTGTATTCACCAGAGGAGTCGTAACGCAACCCAGCTTTGAGTGCGTTACGGGTAAGATGAAACGCAGTCCGGAAGATCTGGGTGTAATTCTCGACTTCAAACGGTCGAGAGTTTTGTCCAGACTTGGACCGAACACCTTCACCAGCCGCGGTACCAGTCGCTTGCACGATGAGACCGTTAACCGCAGTAGTGTTGAGTGCGTTGGTGACACCACGAAGAAGCTTCAGGGTAAGAGTGTTAGAAGAGATAGACTCCACAACAGCAATAACCTTGAGTAGCGCAGTTCCGGTTGAGGGAACTTTCATTACTTCGATGACATCACGCTCACGGAACTTCGTTCCATCTGTAACTTTCAACTTGACCGCGTCGCCGGCGGATTTAGTCCAACCAGACGTGGTCAAGTTTGTGTTCGACTCATCCGCAAACGGACCAGCCGCATTATAAGCCGCAGTTTTCGAGCAGTAATTCTCGAACCGTTCTTCGAAGATGGCAAACTTTGGTTTATCCACCTCTTGTTCATCCATCATGGAAAGCAAGCCCATCAAAGGCGCAGCTCCCTGTGGATACTGATAGAAAACCCGACGACGGGCTTTCTCGGACCACCAGGATTCCCCGGTAGCACTAGTTGTCAATCCAGTTAGCATTTTGTTTTTATGTGTTTAGGACCAGATGTCCTTCCAAGCTGGAGCAGTTTGCCCTTTTTTAGAAGAACTTGCACCGCCTTTGGTGCCTGCACCGGGACGACCCAAGCTTTGCATTCCGCCAGATCCATTGGAAGTTTGCTTCAACCTAAAGGTTGGATCACCCACCCGGATGATCGAAGCCGCGGTTCGAGCGGTGTCGCGCATTGCAGCAGTAATGTCATCGTTGATGTAACCAGACATCCGCATTTGTTGGACAGCTTGAGCAATTGCTTTCTTCTTTCCACCAAGTGCTGGGAACCGCTTTGCGACATTCTCAATGAAATTCGATTGTTTTTGTTGTTGAGTTTGATCTACAAGCGGTTGCACTTGCTGTTGCATTTGTTGCAAACGGTAAGCAACAATAGCATCAGTTTGTGCACGTGCATGTTGGGAGAGCGCTTCAACAAACTTAGTAAGTCCAGCTGAAGCACGTTTGTACGCATCTTCATCTCCCAATTCACCAAGGATTTCAGTTACAAGTTCTTTGTTAACTTGTGGGTAACGAAGTTGGCGTTTAACCTCTTCAATTTGCTCTGTGGTTAGTTGTTGTGGTTGCACAGAAGCTGCCGGTTGTTGACCCTTGCGAGCCATTTCCAGCATGTCCATGACTTGTTCTCTGGTGTAAGTTCCAGAACTGGAACCACTATCAGAAACCTGATCATCATCACCACCATCGTCAAGCCCATCAACATCGTCGATGTCATCAAAGTCATCAATATTGTCATCCAATTCGTCTTCCATACCTTAACTTCCTTTCTTTCTTGATTTGATTTTTGTTATGATTTCTTCTTCCACAATTTCAAACCATTGTTTTGCAGTTTCGGCTACAACCGATCCACCAACGGCTTGTTCACGTGCGAAGAAAATTTCCATTCCTGTTACCGGAAGTTTGCACGCAGCGTTAAACGTTTGTTCTTTGTTTTCCCAATCTGCCACGAAGATTTTATACAGGCGACTCTGTCGGAAATCCCGTATCTCCTGTGCTATCCCCGCTAACTCCTGGTTGTCCTTGTTTTTGTAAAAGTCCGCTTGCATTTGGATTATTGAAGTGTAAAGAAAATCTTCCAGCGCGACCAACTCCACGCAATTCTAGGATCTCATTAATCATGGCTTTTGGATCTAAGTCAAAAATAACCGCGTTATTGGGATTGGTCATAATCATTCCAATAAGTTCTTGCAAGGACTGTGCAATAAAAGCGCGTTCGCTTTCCACCGTGTTGTCGAGAACAAAGAAATCTTCAGAACCCACTAACTCGCGCCAATCCAACGGACGGAATTGTTCATATCTTTGCTCCACAGTAATCTGCTGTTGCATTGGAGCCATGCCAACAGTGATTGGTGCTTTTCCAACAATTTTGACAAAAGTCGGCAAAGAAATCCCCTGTCGCGAATTACTCAACATCTTTTGTCCCATTGGTGCAATCCCATCGTTGTAAATCATCACAGCAGGAGTTTTCAACCTTGCGCTTGCACCAGAGTTTGCTGCCCTAGCTTCCGTTGCAGACCTCCGCCCACTTGACATTTGTCCCATGGCATTATCGTTAACCCCAGTGCATTCTTGCGAAATCCCTCTAATCTGTGAAATCTCCGCGAAGTTATTCGCCGTGCTGTCTCTAAACTGCAATTGCGCAAAGAATTTATCAACGCCGATCTTCGGTGCGCCTTTTTTCAAGAAAATGTAAGGCGACAACGGATCGGCAAACGAATCTGGGTCGACAAAGTCCAAATCCAACACAGTTTTACCGTCCAAAGCTCTTCGCACAGACAACAACCTGGAATTAAACAACCAGGTCATGATTTCTTGCAAATTAAAAGTCACATCTGACAATGCCATGCCTACTTGCTCGTGCATAGTAGGCGAAAACTGCGCGACATTGTAAGGGAATTTGCGGTGAAGGTAATGAAGACGACTAATTTTAACAATTCGGTCGTTGTTAAGAATGACAATCGAAAACCGAACTGGATAATCTTCAATTCCTAAGTTGTAATCTTCCGGGATGAGGTCAATGTGAATTTCAAGCTTACACATCACCTCATTAACATCATCTTTTTTGTCTTCTCCCTTCCGTTTTAAAGTGCGTTTAGGTTGTTTGCCAACAAAATCATTAACGCCTTCTAACCTTGTACCGCCGTGCGACTTTAAGCGATCTAAAGTTAGTTTTTCCACATGCTCTACCCCAAAATAGTTGCCATCAGCCGCCTCTTTTAGCATTGACTCTTTCGTAACTTCACTTTCATCAGCAGCAAATTGCCCTTCTTCCCAGTCTGACAACGGAACACGGCAATCCGGGAAAAACAAGTAGGGCGAAACGTTAGCGATCTTATTTCCTTCGTAGGTTACTAACTCTTCTGTTGGGGCAACTTCCTCTAAACCAAGTTCCACTGCCATTGGGTCAACGAATCTAGCTTTATCTACCGTCCACCATTCTTTCAACACACCCACACCCATGACGGCAATGTCTTGCAGAAACTGGTAAAGTTTTGTGGGCCACTTATTTTTTCTAAGATCTCTACCTAAAATCTTTTCACAATCCAACCTAAGGAGATAATCTTCTTCTCCCGTTGGATCCATCTCAAAGAAATTCTTACTCCGCTGAAAAAGCAAAAAACAAAAAGCGATAAAAGTCTGCGCATCCGCAAAATTCATCGGAACGATAACTTTTTCAGGCTCGTTTGCATCTCGTGCCTCAAGGTCTTCTTCGTCCGCGATCTTTTTCCCTTTATAAATCTCCCAGTTGCGATCCCAACGAGCGTAAAACTCGCTCATTTTACTTTTAGAATGCTTAACAAGCCGCAAACACATATCACGAAGTTCAACAAGCTCTTCATCTTGTTGTTCTTCTGCAATACGTTCGTTAAGTGTCAGCTTTGTTTTCATTATCTAGGGTAACGTGAATCTCTTTTTCCTGCACCTCTTGGGCGACTCTGTGCAAAAGAGATTGCACTTCTTGCTCCACGAAGACGTATTGCCGCAGCAGAATCCGACAAATTCAATTTAGGGGCTTTTGGCGGACCAGAAGATGTGTCAATCCAATCACCGCCACTCAAAACAAAACGATACAAGTTTTCCATCATATGATCTCGATCATCTTCTGGCTTCTCTTTGTTATCTTGCCAAGAGTAGTTATCGAACTCATGGATAGTTTCAATACAGTTAGGAGAAAAATACAACGACTCCTTCGAAAGCTCCGCTTGTGTTTTTGTGATTCCATATTCCAACTGCTTTGACGCCGGTTGAATTGGAAGACCTTCTTTAAAAAATTCATCGGCCCAGCAACTACCAGTCACCGGATTCACAATCCACGCAATCGGATCACACAAAAACTGATAAACAAAACGGCTACCAACTACAGCTTTAATATGTTCAATCAAAGCTGGAATCAACACCTGTGCATAGATTTCGTAAAAGTTGATTTTCTGTCCTGTAGGAGAGGTCGCCCAAAAGCTCACCGCATGCGGCTTCTTCGGATGCAAGTCAATTAAAACACGCAACGTGTAATTCAACGGCGGTGTAACCCAATCATCCCATCCATGCGGAACATCTTTCAACAAATGTCTGTCCGGATCAAACTCCTTATAAACCAACCCAGAAAGTGCAATAGGAATCCCTTTCTCTCTACACGCGCGCTCAGAAGGCGAAAGTGTAGAGAGATAGTCATTCACCGCTTCTTCCGAAATATACGGATTATCCCAAACCGTTCCAAACGTAGTCCAAAGATTCCGGTGTTTAATATGTTCCTTCGTTCCGGACCTCATCATTTCTGGTGGGATAAAATGATGGTTGATCCACGCTTGTTTTAAAGGTGTACACGTAAACCAGTACTTTCCATTCCGGTCCATCAAACCGCGGCTGACAGCTTCCCACAACGACTTTGAAATTGGTTCATCCACATGGATAAAATCCCAATCAGAACTCTCCGCACCAAGCGGATTTTGCTTATACGCATGCTCGGTGTAAACCTTCAAAACAGAAGTTCCTCTTCCATCCAGCCGCGGAACCTCCAGCTGATTGATAAACTTCCCTTTTTTACTATACTTCACATGACCTTCAGGTAAAAAGTTAAAAAACTTTCCTCTTCGGTCACCTTCCATCATAGAAAGAAAAACTTCTTCCGCTTTGTCGTTGTCTTGACAAACCAACAAACCCTTCACCGGATGTTTTGGAATTCCACCCGTTCTTGCACTATCCCCCTTAGGATACCACACCCTTTCGCCGAGCAACCAAGCGCAGTCTTCTGCCGCACCGCAATCGGATTTCCCAAACCGATTGCCAGTCCGCAGATATCGCCCTTTGTAATCGAACGCCCTATGGAACGCATCCTGTTTTGGATGCGGTCTATAAAACGGCAGACCAAACTGCCGCTTGAGCTGCTCAGCGGTAGGCATGAACTTATTCCGGAGAAGCAACACCGTCCATCACAGGTGCTTCAGGTACCTGCTGTTCTCCAACAACTGCCTCACTTGTTGAGACATTTGGTTCAGGAGTTGAGGTGACATCTGGGTTGCGTGCATCCAGATCTTCGAGTTTGAGTTTAATTCGATCGAGAGCGTTTTGCACGCCCGCGGGAATTTCTCCATTGGAGGCAATGGAAAGTCGTGTTTCAAGTCCGTTGATCTCGGTAAGGAGTTCAGAGCGGACTTTGTCGACGAGAGTTTCGATTCCGTTGAGTTGTTCTTGTAGCGTCATATGTGCTTGTTGTAGTTCTGTTATTTGCCGATGATCTATCGGCGAAAATTTTATTTTTTGCATGGGTTAATCAAAACGGGAAAGAAATTGAATAAAATTCCAAAGTTGCATGCAAGCGTTGATTGCAAGCGCAAAAATGATTGCGGCAAGGAAACAAAGGAGGATGAATTTTGTGTCTTTCAAAGTTGAAATTAGTCAAAAAGGATTGTCCAAACGGAGAGATCTGTTTGCTCGGATGTGTCATCTGTGATGTTTGGACTTGTGCAAGTGTGGTATTGGGATCTGCCGTAGAGATAAAGAAAGCCATAAGCTCCGTTTGAACCGTTGTTACCTGAGGAACCTGTTCCACCGGATGATCCTCCGTTGCCAGGATTTCCGCTGAAGCCAAAATTACCACCTAAACCGTAAGAACCTCCGGTGAGGTTAATATTATTTGCACTGGAGTTAATCAAAATAACGTTACCACCATTACCGCCAGAGCCCCCGTCACCGCCGTTACCACCACGTCCACCATTGCCACCGTTAATTTCTAGCCCTGGGTCATCTTGCCCGCCATCGCCACCGTTTCCACCGTTTCCACCATTACCTCCGTTTCCACCAGGAAAAACTAAATCACCCAAAATGCAGTTGTAACAAGAAAAATCTAATGAATTTTGTCCAACTTCTCCAACTTGACCTGCTTGGCCTTCAGATCCGTTTTCGCCAGCAACAGTGGAATCAGGGCCGTCACTTCCATTAACACCGTTAGTACCATTTCCTGGATAGTAATGAACAGAATGAATTGCCACATTACCATCGGAATAAATGGTCACATTGTTAACGTAAAGTGTGAGCGAAGTGATAAAAGTGAGTTTTGGGTTAACACCGCGAAACACAAATGAACTAACGTTTGTTGCAACTGAACCGAAGTTTCCTACTCCAAAATCAATAATACTGTCAACATTTGAAACATCAATAGCTTTTTGTGCAGTTGCGAAAGGCGCGAAAAATGAACCATCGCCGGTTGTGTCGTCTCCATTGGCTCGAACATAAATAATATTCGATTCACTCATAAGAGCCAAGACTTCTCTAGCGTCTTTTGCGTTTGTGGTACGCAAAAAGTCGTCAATAACAGAGGAAACGTTCATCAAGATGGCTGTTGATAGTAGTCAGTGTCGTCCGGTGTGCGGTAGTAATCTGTTCCGGAGGGTGTAAGATAAGCGTCTAATGGAGTTTCTGTTGGTGTTGAGTCTGTTTCTATGTTGTTACCAACTTTAATTCCAATTGACACATTCATCGTTTATTTGCCGCAATTGCTTTACCAGAAGTAAGTTTGATGGAAGTGAAATGTCCTGGAAGGTAACGCCATCCTGGAATGGTACCAAGCTCAACCCAAGAACCTTCAATCGGGTAATTTTTTCCATAAGTGATGGATTCAATAACCGTATCAGTGACTGTCAACAAACCAACGAAGTTTCCGTTTGTGGTTGAGTTGTCTGTGATAACGGTCTGCCCGTTAAGGAAATGATCGTAAGCGTGCGCAGGGTTCATTTTTTGAAGAAGTCGTAGAATTTTTCTCTGATGTCTTTTTCTAAACTGCGAAATTCTGTTTGAAGTTCATCGATTTTTTCTCGAAGGTTAACCCGATCTTCTGCGCAAAGTCGATTTTGTTCTTCGATATGTGTAATTCGACCTTCACGCTCTTTTTCTAAAGAAGTTAGAATTAACCTTCGATCGCGATCCAACCACCAAAGACCAAAGATGAGAGCGGCTACTCCCGCTCCAGCACCGGTCAACAACTGAACAAGTTCTTCGATCTTCACGCAGTGCGAATGTCAAGTAAACGGGCTTTTGGGTATTCCGCAACTGACACGCAATTGCCTTGATTGCCTCCAAGAACTTTGATGGTATCCGAGGTTTGAGACAAGAAAAAAGCAACATGACCTTGCCAGCCGTTACGTTCACCTCGCCAGAAAACAACGATATCAAATGGTTTAGGTGCGTCTTTAGAAGAACGTCCGAACTTCAACCAAGACCTTGCCGCGGCACTACCGGTGATTCCCTCAACTCCAGCTTTCTTCAATACCCAGTTAACGAAAGCGGAACACCAAGGAGTTTCATCTGGATCGTTTGGAAGTCCAACAACGGAGAGGTACTGTTGGATCCTTCGATTGTTTCTGGCAGTCCCGGCGATCTCCGTCTCGCCAAGCTCTGCCATTGCGATTTGTCTGACGAGGTCTTTGTTCATAGTTTAGTTCTTAGGAGGAAACGCCTGCGTGACTGCGTCGACAGTTGATTGGCCGGCAAGATAAACCATGACGGTGTAGATTGCTTCGGCTTGATGTCCGGTAGCAAAAGCCGCTACCGCTGTTGCGAGTGTCACCATAAATTTACGGGACAACAATTTTTCTTTCAGGGTTGGTTTCATTTGTGTTCGATTACTAGGATTGTTGAGGAATCCGCGCCTTGTTCAAATTGCAACAGAACGTCTGTGCGGAAGCATTTGGAAAAAACTCGTTGCCAGGCAGGAGAAATTTCGTTGCGGAGAAATTCCGGCAAGGGGATGGCAATCAACTTTGGATTAGACCAGAACTTTGAAAAGATATAATCCAATTCGTCAAAAAGGAAATTTGCGTTCTTGGTGTTAAAGCAAAAAAGAACCGCGTCCGACTTGCGGAACCGTGGTAAAAAAGAAAGAAACGACATTGCATTACAACAAAAGAAATTTGCACTAGGAAAATTGTTTTTTAACTTTCGGATGTTTTCCGCATTGTCATCACAAACAAAAATTCGATCTTGTTCTACGAACTCTTGTGCAATCTTAATGGTTTCACCATTCTTGCAACCAAGCTCAACATAAGTCATATCGACTCGAAGCAAAGAAGCAAACAGCTCCTCGTTGAATGGTGAAATTGCTATCATTGCTGTTCGTTCTCTGTTGACCTTTCTTGATCCAAACCAGCGAGGATATCCTGTGGGGAAAGTGTTCTTGCGTGGTTAAGATCAACCATTTCTAAAATGTCCCTTGCGCTAGCACGACGCACGCTTGCTGGAACTTTCTCCGATGTGCAAAGCTCTTTCAACGTTTCGATTGCATCAACAACACCGGATTGGAGTAAGTCCCTTGGGCCTTCGTCAAAGTTCTGGTGAACAAACTCCGCAATCACCGTTCTCATGTGCGGCGTGCGGAGAATACTTCGAACTTGAACGACAGAATAATTTGTTTGTGTGGCAATATCCCTTGGACTTACTCCCCTTGCGTAAAGTAAAGCCATCAACCGATGAGAAGGTTTCTCGGTGCGCGGGCCAGTGATAACATGCGGCGCCTGTGCAAGCGGACGAACGACGGATTCTGCGGGGAAGAAGGTGACTTCCGCATCTGAAGCACGCATTGCCTCAGCAATGGGATCGAAGTTTGCGGGATCGTCGGAGAAGTTCATCGGGCGAAAGTCGAAAGAACGCTCGCTGGGAACGGAGCGGAAGTCACAAGCTTAACCTCTTTCGTTGCCCTCTTGCTCCTCACCACCTTTCCCTTCCCTGCGCTGGTTTGCTCTTTGCTCACGTAGACACTTTACCATCTACACCTCTTAACAAAAGAAAATAAAAATCTTTCTTTAGACGTCTTGTTCTTTTCTTTGTCGCATGTAACTTGTTAGGGTAGTCGAAGGAAATGGTTGGGAGTGGACTATAAGTTAACAGGACGTGTTGAGGGGGAAGGGTACCCCTTTTTTGAAGGAAGATTATTAAGCGATGCCCGCCCTCCCTCCCTTGGCTTCGCCGACTCGCGCACGGTTGCAGACTCCAAGAAACGAGGGACACTTCTTTCAGGGCCCGGGGGATGTTGGGTCGCCGCGCGTCTACCGTGTTAGCTAAGCCTCCTGACATTCGCCCCGGGACGTTCCGTAGCTTGCCCTCGTTTCTCAGAGCCGTGCAACCGCTTGCTCGTGCGCGGAATACAAAAAGGCCGCCGAGGTTTCCCAGGGCGGCCGGAAGGGCGAAGTTAATTGAGACCTAGCAGGACTGGCGGGTCATGCGTCAACTGACTTCTTGCTCTTCTTCTGTGCTGGCGCAGGTTCGGCTTCAGGCTCGGGAGTTTCCGCTTCCGCTTCCGGTGTTTGAATTCTTCGAAGTCTTTCCAACTTCTTCGTTGCCGAAGCCAACGCAACCGGATCGTTCGCAGCAAGCGCGGCCATGAGTTCACGGCCCGCTTCTTCCATTTCCGTTTTACGAGCTAAAGAAGCCTTAGCGGCTTCGAGTTGCTTCTCCGTCGGACCCGTTACCGGAGCCGTGATCAAGATGGCCAATGGACTTTCCAGCGACTTCACCGCGGCTTCGAACACCGCTGCGCATTGCTCACGAACCGACTCGGGATAAAGCCCGTCCTCATCCTTCTTGATAGAAGCAAGCCCTAGGAGTTCGACGAGCTTCTTTTCAGAATCAGCCCGAACACCGCCATGACCAACGTGGTAGGCCCAGAAGGACGGTACTCGTTCAACTAACCAAGCGTCCCCAAACTTTTCCACCAGTTCCGGGACAGACTCCGGCCACTCCTGATATGTGACTTCCCGAATCAAGGTGAATTTTTCTGGCAATTTCAAACCCAGGGCATCCGCCACGTTTTGAATATTTCCAGTCACGTTCACTTTCAACTTCACGTCTTTCATAGTTTTATTGCAGCCTTGCCTCACCGGTTCACGCTGGCCGGAGAAAAACCCTTTCTCCGAACTAAACCAGCATCCTCGGCGGGATTGGCTGACAACTGAATAATACCACATCAGATGACAGATGCAACAAAAACGTCGAAAACCTGGCAATTTTCTTTCTGCTGAGCCGTTGCCTTAAGTCGTCGCCTACAGCTCCTCTTTGCCCTCCACCCTCCCTGCGCGGCCAGAATTTGGTGCCTGGCAGGCACAATTTTTCGGGGCCGCGGTGAAGTCCCAAGGGAGGACCCTTGGCCACCCCGTACTGCTCGCTCGGGACAAGTCCCTCGCTCCGCATTGCGTCGCCGCCCCCGCACGCCGTCGAGATTTCGCAATCGTCCCTAGCCCTGTTATATAGGACAAAGCGGTGTTATATAGGACAAAACGAAAACACACGGATTAATTTTGCAATCGTCCGCGGGCAGAAATCCAACGAGCGCAGAAAGAACAGTCCGCCGCCCCCGAGGGTAAATGCCTCATGCGGTGAGAGAGTGGGTGGAGAGCAGTTGAGACTGAGGAGAGAATTTTGGACGAGTGTAAAACTTTGACGCGAGAGAACTCCCCCGGGTGCCAAGAGAACCAACCAACCGACCGACCGACCGACGAGCCGGCTAGCAGCACGAACCAAGGACCCAGACGGAGAAAGCCAGCGTGGGAACGCGGGAAGAGGACGAATAAAGGGAGTGGACGGAAAAAGGAAAAGGACGTGAAAGGTAGGAGTGAGGAAAGCGGAGGTGTCGGTC